TGCGTATCCAGACTTGCTTAATCATCCTAAGATGGCAGGACTTAAAGAAATTACATTTGAAACAAACGGTACTCAAGAACTATCAAACAGTTTTTATGACTATTTGCTTAACTGGCAAGAAGAAGTACACGGACGTGAAGTTACATTTAGTGTAAGTGCTAAACTAAGTTGTTCAGGTGAAGCACGTAGCGAAGCAATTCGTCCAGACATTATTAGAGTTTATGAAGATGTAGGCTACACATATCTTAAGTTTGTAGTAGCAACAGAGGAAGACGCAGATGAAGCAATTGAAACAGCAGACATTTACAGAGCCGAAGGGTTTACGGGACCCATATATCTTATGCCAGTTGGTGGGGTGGAGTCTGTTTATACTCTTAATAATCGCAGGGTCGCTGAACTAGCAATGAAGAACGGTTTACGTTATAGTGACAGATTACAAGTGCCACTATTTAAAAACGAGTGGGGAACTTAATGAAACAATTTTTTAGAAAAATCTTAGGTCTTGAAAAATTAGACCAAGCTAAAGCACAAGCATTAGCAGAAGCAGCAGTTGCTCAAAAACTAGCAGATCAAAAAATTAAAGAAGCAGCAGAAGCAACTGAAGCAGCAGCACAAGCAAAGCTAACTCCTAAAGAACGTGCTACTGCAAAAGGCGAACCTTGGGTTGCTGTGTTAGATACACACGTTAATCAAGAAAATATTCGCAACGGTTTCTTTGAATTAGATTGGAATGAATTTTTTATTGCAGAACTTAAGAAAGCAGGCTACGGATTTGATGGCGATCCAGAAGAAGAAATTGTAGATCGTTGGTTCCGCGACTTAGCAGCAAACATGTTAGTTGAAGCTGGACAAGATCCTAGCAGACACGGTGCAGGGTTTATTAATGTAAACAGAATTAACCCTAATCAATCAGAGGTTTCTTGATGTCTATTGTCATTGAAAAGAACGAATACATTGACCAGTACAACTGGTCATCGTTAATTACAGAGCAAGATAATCAAGAATTAATGTTTATTGCCAAGGACATCATTGACGCAGGCGGCTATTTTGAAAATAGTCCAAAGTTTCAAACAAAGCAAAATTTATTTGCAAGACCAGAACTAGTCTTTTTAAAGATGCGTCAAAGTTTTGTCTACTCTTGCTTTATGTTTTTAGGTAAAGAAGTTCGCATTAAAAATATAATGAGTTGGGTGTTTATGACTAACAACCAAACTACAGAAAATAGAGATATTTTTTGGCACAATCATCATATCAGCGATAACAATGGTACAACTGATACACTAAGCGGTATTTGGTACGTACACATTCCGACTGTAAACGAACAAGAAATAACTGGTACTGAATTTTCAATGTCAGGCCCGCCCAATTTTCAAGATACATACTTCCTAAAACCAAATAACTTGACTTGGAACATATATCCTAGTAAACTGTGGCATAGACCCGGAATCTGCAATTCTATTGATTACCGGTTTGTTTTCGCAGCAGACATGGAATATTATAAATGAGTTTTATTTTAGTTGATACAGCTAACACATTCTTTCGTGCAAGGCACGTTGTCCAAGGCAATACTGATATAAAACTTGGTATGGCATTCCACATTACTTTTAATTCAATTAAAAAAGCGTGGAATGACTTTAACGGCACTCACGTAGTGTTTGCATTAGAAGGTCGTAGCTGGCGCAAGGACTTTTACAAGCCGTATAAAGCGCAACGTGCTGAAGCAAGAGCTGCTGCTACAGTAAAAGAACAAGAAGAAGACACATTGTTCTGGGAAGCGTTTGACGAGTTTAAAAAGTTTATTTCAGAAAAAACTAACGTTACTGTGCTACATCATCCGCAACTAGAAGCAGATGATTTAATTGCAGGCTTTGTGCAAGCACATCCAAACGATAACCACGTCATTATTAGTAGTGACGGCGACTTTGCACAATTAATTGCTTCAAACGTAAAACAATACAACGGCATTACTGAAACAACAACTACACACGAAGGATACTTTGATGCAAAAGGTAAGCGTATCAAAGACAAAAAAACAGGCGAAGACAAACCTGCGCCAAACCCGCAATGGCTCTTGTTTGAAAAGTGTATGCGTGGCGATACCAGTGATAATGTCTTCTCAGCGTATCCAGGTGTGCGTACTAAAGGCAGTAAAAACAAAGTGGGTCTTACTGAAGCGTTCGAAGATCGTAACAGCAAAGGATTTTCGTGGAACAATCTCATGCTTCAGAGATGGGTTGACCACAACGGTGTAGAGCATCGCGTTCTAGATGATTATCAGCGCAATGTAACATTATGCGATTTATCTGCACAACCTAGTGACATTCGCACTATTATTAACGAAACAATTGAAAAAGAATCTGTTCCTAAGAACATTACACAAGTTGGCATTCGTATGCTAAAGTTTTGTAATACTTGGGATATGAAAAAAGTAGCCGATAACATTCAGCAATATGCTGATCCGTTCCAGGCAAATTATCCAAAGGAGAAGTAACATGGCAAAACTAGGAAAATTAGCAAAAGTAAATGAAAGTATCACTATTAATCGTTACGACAACGGTTTTATGGTTGAAGTAGGCGGTCGTGATAGCGAAAGCGATTGGAAGACTGCTAAAGTTCTTTGCAACACAGAAGAAGAAATGCTTGCTGTAGTCAAAGAATGGAATACTATGGAAGTTGACAACTAAAGGAATATCATGGCAACTTGGGCACTATCACCACAATATAAAAAGTCAGCTATTGAAAAAATGTTCTTTTATAAGGACGGAAGTATTATTTCAATTGAACAAGGTTTCCGCTGGGCTACATTTAAAGCAGATGCCGACGAGCGTCCGCTTACTGATGAAGAACTTAAAAACGAAGACGGTTACGAACTAGCATCATTCAGCGACGACGGTTACTGGGAAATGTGGGAAATGATTGACGGTTGCTGGTTAGAAATTAGTGCAGAGCGTGACGTGTCTGACGAAGACCTCGAAGCATTTGAATCAGCATGGGAAGAAAATTCCTACGAAGGTGTAGAAGAGCTTGGCTGGTCAAACGACGACACTGAGTATTACTACCACGGTCCGTTAGAGCTTACAAACGAAGATACAGGCGAAGTGTTTAAAGGCGAGCCTGACGAGATCCCAGAGGTGCCTGCGGACGTAACCACTGAAGAGCTTGAAATGACTGACTGGTTTCCAGCTAGTGTTAATCCAGTGCGGGTAGGCGAATATGAAATTTTAACAACAGAAGCAATTAACTGGCCTTTCCCTAGCAAAGGTTACTGGGACGGCAAGAAGTGGGACTTGTTAGATCATACGGTAGCTCAATGGCGGGGGCTTGCTAAGGAACCTAAATAATGACAGAGATACATGCAAAACCAATCGTAGATGGTAAATTTTGGATCGTAGAAGAAAACGGTGTCAAGATTGCTACCTTACATAAAAAAGAAAACAATAAGTTTATCTTAAGTAGCACTAACGGTGAAGTAATGTTTAATAAAAAAGATGAACTTACAAAAGAGTTTGGTCAAGACTTCTTTTTAACTAGTTCAAAAGTTAAAGTTACACAAGCAGACCCAAACGAATGCCACGGTTATCCAACATCTTGTAAACCATACAATGCAATGTATGACGTACAGCGCAAACTTCCATTGTTTACTAAAAGCAATGCAAGTAAGAGCCTATACTGTGCAGGTTACTATGTAATTAAATTTGACAAGGGCTGGGTTAAAAGTTTCTGCCCTAAAGCAATTACCATTGAACGGTACCCATTTAAGGGCCCGTTTAAGAATGAAATGGAAATGAGGGCTGTGTTATCAAATGCAAAATCAAATTAATTTAACACCAGTTACACAGTTTATACAAAGTGTAAGGTCTGCAGAACTAACACAAGCAAAAGAAGTTAAGTTATCTATGCAACAAGCACGTATGTTATCGCTTGCACTTGCAGAAATACAAGATAAACTATTAAATGACTACGAATCTATGTTTAACGACCTTAAACGTAGCATTGATACAGATGTAGTCACTGTTCAAGTAGACGGCGGTGGGTTCGACGACAAATAAAAAGATAAATATATACGTAGTTTATTAATGGATTACGTATATGAGTCGACCAAAACCTCGTGTTCTACTTGAACACATTAACAAGAAAACATATAAAGCAGAACAGATCCTAGAAGCGGAAGCTATCTGGGCTGTGTTCTACAAGAACGAGCCGTTTAACTTAAAGAGCTTTAATAGTCTCACGAGTTACCCAGGACCAAAGTATAAGAAAGTTTCTTTTTCAAATCCTGGCCATGCACATAATTTGGCAAAGAAATTGAACTTAACTTTTGGAACAGAAGACTTCCAAGTAGTCAAACTAACTTCAGGTACCATAGTAAAATAACATGGTCTCTAGAGAATCACTAACAAAGATATTTCTCAATGCTTGGGGTAAAAGCACAGATGATGCTAATGTTAGTATGTACACCCGCACTTGGTGGCAATCATCAAAACCAAAGTCACTTAGACTAACAGACAAGGGCTACGAATTTTTGGTTTCAGAACTGGATTTGAAAGAATATGAAATTCCTTTTACAGAGCCAATTGAACTAAGTCCACAAACAATTATCTTTTTAGAAAGATACGTAGATTGTCCGTATTACCTTACAAACCAAAGTATTACAGTATTTTCTGAAAAGAAAAGTTTTGAACTTTACCTGTTTTCAGACGATATCCGCAAATTTGGCTTACTAAAAGCTATCAACGAACGCCAAAAAGATCAAGACCTAGAATAAAAACGGTTGACAAGTTGTACAAACGGTCATATAATAGTGGCTACAAAACAATTTTTCAACCCTCCTTTTTTAGATAGGAAATAAAATGGCAGAAATTAACAGTCGTACAGTTGGCCCTAAGGATGCTAAAAAAGCCCTTCGCAAGGCTTTTAAAAAGCAACGTCCTTTGTTTATTTGGGGGCCTCCAGGTATTGGTAAGTCAGATATCATTAAACAGCTAGGCACTGAACTAGATGCACATGTTATTGACGTGCGTTTGAGCTTGTGGGAACCTACTGATATTAAAGGTATTCCTTACTTTGACTCTAACCAAAGCACTATGAAGTGGGCACCACCTGCAGAACTTCCTAGCAAAGAAATGGCAGCGCATCACCAGCAAATTGTTTTGTTCTTGGACGAAATGAACTCTGCTGCACCCGCTGTACAGGCTGCTGCTTATCAGTTGATTCTTAACCGTCGTGTTGGTGCTTACGAACTGCCCGACAACGTTGTTATTGTTGCAGCTGGTAACCGTGAAAGCGACAAGGGTGTTACATACCGTATGCCTGCTCCGTTGGCTAACCGTTTCGTTCACTTGGAAATGGCTGTTGACTGGGATGATTGGTTTGACTGGTCTACAGAAAATCGCGTCCATAAAGACGTTGTTGGTTTCTTGACTTTCTCTAAGAAAGACTTGTACGACTTTGATCCTAAGTCTGCATCACGTGCGTTTGCTACTCCACGTAGCTGGTCATTTGTTAGCGAATTGCTTACAGACGATGACACTGATAACGATACTTTGATGAATCTTATCTGTGGCGCAGTTGGCGAAGGTCTTGCAAGCAAGTTTATGGCGCACCGTAAGCACGCTTCTAAGTTGCCTAACCCTAGCGATATCCTTAGCGGTAAAGTTAACAAGTTGGACACTAAGGAAATTTCAGCACAGTACTCACTGGTTGTTAGCTTGTGCTACGAGTTGAAAGACTCTTGCGATAAGAAAGCTAAAGACTGGAACGACCAAGTTAACTGCTTCTTCGAATTTATGATGAAGAACTTTGAAACTGAGCTCGTTATTATGGGCACTAAGTTAGCGTTGTCTAGCTACAAGCTGCCATTGGATCCAGACGAAATCAAGTGTTTCGACGACTTCCATGCTAAGTTTGGTAAGTACATTGCGGCTGCAACTGACAAGAACTAACCAAATTTCAAACCGTTTGACACCACCTTCGGGTGGTGTTATAATATATACATTAGCAATTAATAGGAATTCAAATGGCACATGCAGACCCAATTATTGACAAAATCATCGTAGCACGAGTTGGCTTGCTACTTCGCCATCCTTTCTTTGGTAACCTTGCTACTCGTATGCAAATTAAAGAAGGTTGGGAAAATCTTACAACCGCTGCAACAGACGGTCGTACTATTTTCTTTTGCCGCAAATTCTTTGAACCACTTACTAACAAGCAAGTTGAGTTTGTACTAGCACACGAAATCCTTCACGCTGTGTTCGATCACATGGGTCGTCGTGAAGGGCGTGATCCTAAAATCTTTAACATTGCATGTGACTATGCTGTTAACGGTCAAATTGTTCGTGACAAAATTGGTGATCCTAAAATTAAAGGCATCGACATTTTCCACGATCAAAAGTACTACGGTTGGTCAGCTGAACAAATTTACGACGAGATTTACGAAAAAATGGATGAACAACAATTGGCTGCACTAGGTCAATTGCTCGACGAACACCTTGACGGCACAGGAGACGGTGACAGTGACGGTGATCAAGACGGACGTCCAAAGTACTCTAAAGAAGAACTAAAGCAAATCCGCGATGAAATGCGAGAAGCAGTTCTACAAGCAGCACAAGCAGCAGGTTCAGGTAACGTGCCAGCAGGTGTTGCACGTATGATTAAGGACTTTACTGAGCCTAAAATGAACTGGCGTGAAATTTTGCGTCAGCAAATTCAAAGCACAATTAAAAACGACTATTCGTTTATGCGTCCTAATCGTAAGGGCTGGCACATGAATGCTGTGTTGCCAGGTCAGCAGTTCCAAGAAACAATCGACATCTGCATTTCAATCGACATGTCTGGTTCTATCGGTGATGCCCAAGCTAAAGACTTTTTGTCTGAAATCAAAGGTATTATGGAAGAATACAAAGACTTCAAAATTAAGTTGTGGACATTTGATACTCGTGTTTACGGTGAGCGTGATTACGACGGCTACAATATGGACGAGTTTGCAAACTACAAATGCAAAGGCGGCGGCGGTACTGACTTTGATGTCAACTGGGAATACATGAAGGAACACGATATTAACCCTAAAAAGTTTATCATGTTTACTGACGGTTATCCATGCGGTAGCTGGGGTGATGAGTTGTATTGCGATACAGTATTCATTATCCACGGTAACAACAGCATTGTTCCACCATTTGGCGAGTTTGCATACTACGACGATGTTAAGGAATTTGCTTAAATGGCATTAAAGAACGGAAAACCAAATCCGCTTAATTACTTTGATATGAGGAGGGTGGAATACCCCTCTCCTCATCTTAAGTATACAATTTTAGAAAAGTACAGCCCTATGTTAGTTAAAAACATAGATGCCTGGATTTATCAAAACTTAAATCATAGGTATTATATTGGGCAGAGCATATCATTAGATTCTAGTAATAATTTTATACACGTTACAAAAATTGGGTTTGAGTCTGAAAAAGAACTCAGCTTCTTCACGATTGCCTGTCCTCATTTACATATGAGATAATTATATAGGTACATTAGAGGAGATACCATGACTGAAAACGTACAAAAACCAGAAGAACAAACACAAGCACAAACCCCATCACCAGAAGCTGCGGGTGCAGAGCTTAACATTAACGACTTAAATGCAATGAAAGTTATCATTGACATTGCAAGTTCAAGAGGCGCATTTAAGCCAAATGAAATGGCAGTAGTTGGCCAAACGTATAACAAACTAACAACATTCTTAGATCAAGTAGCTAAACAAGCAGAATCGTCTAAGCAAGGAGCCTAATATGAGATCGCTCAAACACGTAGGCAGAATTAAAGCAACGAACAAAAAAGTGTTAGTTGCATATAGAACCTTGCCAGGCGATGCATATAGCTGTCTAGTAGTTGCAACAGAAAACTTACCAGATGATATGCATAACGCACTTATCAACTTAGTCGAAGGACCAGCAGCACAAGAAGCATATGAATTCGCTGAAGTACTTGACCGTACACAGTTCCCAGATGGCTCACGTATGCTGCCTAACTTACACGGCAATGGACGGTTACTTAAAGTTCCAACTAGCGATGTAGAAATGGTTCCAGCACCAGGCGCAGCTATTTTGTTATCTGAACTAAATCAGATGATTGCTGAACAACGCGGTGTGCCAGTTGACGGATTGTCATTACGTCCAGAACCAACAGCAGAAGTTCGCGAAGTTGCAACTGCAAAAGATCTTCCAGCAGAAAAAGCAGATGTTGGCAAAACTACATCAGCAAGTGTAAACGAAACTGTTCCAGAAGTTACTACGTTTGAGAACGCAGAAGCTGAAGCAAAACATTATCGTAGCCAAGCTGATAAGTTAAGCAAGCAAGCGGCAGAGTTCCGCAGAAAAGCCGAGGAGTTGGTTCCTACCAAAAAGACTAAATGACATCAAAAGGGAAGACGCTTCCCAAAGATGTCATTGAGTGTTGGCCAGAAGTATTTGGAGAGGTAAAACTTAATGTACTTCCTCTTAAGTATCTACACGCCGTTAAAATCACTTTTAAAGATGGCAAGATTTGGGAAATTAAAGTAACATCAAAAACAAAGAATGGCGACTGGGAAACCTTCGAAAAATCATTGTCTGAAATGGTTAAGGTCTACGAAAGACGTATTGAAAGCGTAGACTTTAAACTAGATACAGATCGTGTTAAAAAAGATATTAAACAAATAACAGATAAATTTCTACGGAAGAAAAAACTATAATGAAAGTAAAATTAATTTCGTCAAGCAAAGCAAGTAGGGAAATGGCAAGCAGCGGTATTTACGATGCGCAGGAACTAATTGCGTTTTGTGCTCGTGTAAGTAATCCATCCAACCAATTTAATTTGGAAACTAGTGAAAAACTCATTAGGTATCTCGTTAAACATAAACATTGGTCTCCACTTGAGATGGTTAGTGCTTGTTTAGAGATTGAAACTACTCGTGATATTGCTCGTCAAATTTTACGCCATCGTAGTTTTAGCTTCCAGGAATTTAGCCAACGCTATGCGGATCCTACTAAAGACTTAGATTTTGTTATTCGTGAAGCACGTCTTCAAGATACTAAAAATCGTCAAAATAGTATTGAAGTAGATGATCCTGCATTAGCTGCTTGGTGGGATGCTAAACAAAAGTTTATCATCGATACTGTGAGACAAACATATGCAGAAGCGATTGAAAAAGGTATTGCAAAAGAACAAGCTCGCGCTATTCTTCCAGAAGGTAATACAGTAAGTCGCTTGTATATGAACGGTACACTACGTAGTTGGATTCACTTTATTGAATTACGTAGCGATAATGGCACACAAAAGGAACACATGGAAGTAGCTCGTGCTTGCGCACAAGTTATTGCTGAAATATTTCCTATGGCTGACGAGTTTGTTCAAAACGGTTCTTAAGCCAATCAAAGTCATTAATTAAGCTAAGTGCCGCTGAATCAGCGGCATTTTCTTCACCGTAATATCTGCCATCTAATGCGCCACGGATCGCATAGTCACCGTAAATGGCGTCCTGTCCCGCACTACACCACATCTTTAAGCGCACAATAGTCTCAGAGCTTACTTGACCCTGTATTGTCTTACTTGCTAGCTTACAGCACTCTCTAAATGCGCTGCGCCACGTACTAAACGGATCAGTGTTAAATTCAGTAATATTACTTACTTCTTCCATTGCTTTGAACATTGGGCTTATGCTTGTTGTCATGTCCGTACTTGTTACGTCCATGTTTAAAGTTAATTTTTTTGGCAATAATTTTACACCACCGTACCCGTATTCTAATCCGTTTACTGGATTGCGACTACGCCATACGTGTACAATTTCGTGTTCTTCTTTTGTTAATTTGTAATCAAAATTAAATGAGTCTAAAATAATTGCATCAGCATCTACTACCCAAAACATAGGTGTAAAACACTTTTTTGCAGCGGCAATATGTGCTTGATGTATACCTTTTACACCATGCACACGTTTTGCTGTAGGAAAACGAGATTTTAAACGCTCGTAGTTAACATCGGCATTTGGCTCGTTATAACTAATGAATACAATATCAAACACGGCGTTTAATTATCCTTGGTGTATTTCTGTACACCCTTTTAAAAAATGCACTAGTAGCCGCATCCATATTCGGTACAATTTCCATACCGCACTTTGTTGTTAATTCATGTCCTAGCCAATCATAACGATATTCAACATCGGTTGCAGGACCATAACCTTGCTGTTCCCAATAATTAGTTAACCATTCAAAGTCACGAACATTAGCGTAATCCCAATCAGTACACATAGTTTTATAACAACCTTCTCTTGCACCAATCATTGACCAAACGCCGTTGGCTACATCTGCACCAACGTTACACCAAATTAACAATCTGTCATAATTTTGCCACCAAACTTTTTTAATGTCAGAAACTTTAGCACCTTGGTCTAGAGACATCTTAACACCTTCGCGGAATCCTGCTCTCCATGCCTGGAAGGGGCTTCCTGTAATAATGCTTTCACTATAGTTTTCGTTGAACTGATAATACTTGTCATCAAAGCAAAACTCTACTAACCCCTTTTTATCGTTAGGATCGGAATTTTCATGTGTACGCATATTGTTAACAAATTTGCGTGTCCACATTTTTAATCCGCCGTTGCCGTACATTAATCCGTTAACATTAACTCTACCACACCAACTAAACACATGGTCTGGTGTAAGTCCTAGTTCATCTATATCTACTTCAACTTCTAAAAACTTTGGATCAATAATATTATCTGCATCTACAGTAATAAAGTATTCTGTTTCACTGAGGGCAGCGCAAGCCTTGTGTGCTGCATCGCTGCCTTTTACTCCGTGAACACGTTTAGCCCATGGTGCTTTTTCTAATAAGTCAGCATAGTTTTTCTCTGCGTTAGGTTCGTCATAACTTAGAAAAATAATGTCTTGTTCAATAACTTTAATTTTACTCATATACTTTAATTAGTTTATAATTTTTAAATACAATTCTTGTTGATATAGATATTTTATCTATTTTTTCTTCTATGTCGTTTTCAAATTTTACATATATGTCTTTAGACATAATGCTGTTAAAATCAATAATAATAGATCTTATTAAAAAATCTAAATCGGATTCTAACGTTACAAAAAATATTAGTTGAGGTACTAATAACTTGTCGCTATAAGTTTTTTTAAACTGATCACTAACAGAAAATTCCCATCGCTTTGATTTTAAATTCCATGTAACAATACATTCTGTATCATCAGTTGTTTCTTCAATCCATTCAAATAAATTATTTTTAAACGAGTAATCAATGTCTTCACGAGCTACTATTGCTAGTGCAGCCGATCCATCTTTTTGTTTTTTATAACTTATTTTAAAGTCTCTAAACTTATGTGTTCCATCTAACAAAAACTTTACATCAGCGGTAGGAGTTTCAAAGCCCGTGTCATATTTAGAACTTAACTCATTAGTGATAGATAGAATGTCGCCAGACTGTTTATCGTAATAAACATAGGACATATCGGGTGATAGTATTTTAGGTTTTTTTGCCATTTACTAATCCCTCAAATAAATTCACAACACGATTATTTAAAAAGTCTTTTTCAACATAATGGAAAATCTTTGATTGCTTGATATTTCCTACAACTAAGTCTCCACTAGAGTTTAAATTAAAACTAACGCTGTCTTTCCACTGAACCGACGGAGTTTCCCAATCTTGTACCATTGGTTTCATATGTATAAACTCTAAAGGGCAATGTATATTAACAGCCTCGTAAATACCAGATAATTCTATAGCAATCGAAGTTGCTAAATCCATACTTAAATGATCTTGATAGTAATTGGGTGCATAAGTTGTGTAGCACCATTCCCAGTTGTTACAAACAAACTCTAATGCTTTATAAAAAGTATAGGCCGTGTCTGTTTTTTTAAAGTAATGCAACCCAAAATATGTACTTGTTAAATTATTACTAGTAAATGCTTTTCTATAAAAATCGTTTGATACAACTTCTAATTTGTGGTTCTTAACGCGAGAGCAAATTGCAATGTCGTAATTCCCACATTGATTCCACCAAGTACTAATATCTTCTAAGACCAACATATCACTATCTAATACTATCGTTTCATCATAAGGTGTTACATGAAACAATTTCCAACGATGTTCTCCTGCATACCGTGTTACAGTAGAATCATCAACCCACGGGATCGGAATAATTTGATCAAAAACTTTTTGATATTTTTTAGGAACTTTGTTATTGGTTACTAACGATACATTTGAAAATTGTTGTTGAGAATTCTTAATACTCAACGCAAGACAATATGCTTGTTTTAAATAATCAACTGTTTTTGTATTTTGTGCAAAGATGAGAAAACCTTTAGACATTTGCTACCTCATCTATAACACGGTTTAAACTTATTTTGTTCATAACATGAACATCAATATTTTGTGTTTTTGCTGCAATGTATTCGCCTAGGAAGTTTTGCTTTTCTACTAAAAATTGCATTGCGCCGTCTGACATGGTTAACAAGATATCTTTATCTTGTATGTAAGTCATTGTACCGGGCAATTCTACAGCAAACTCGCCATTTGTTTTTCCGTTCATAATATGTATTGCAATGCTAAACGCATAGTCATTTCTAAACGGAGAACCATTTAAATTATACAATACTCTAAAATATGCCCAATTAGATTTAATGTAAGTTATTAAATCAAAAAACGATTCTACAATAGGATCCTTTTTAAACACAAATGCCGTAGCCCAGTAAAAAGGAATAGAATAACTATTAATTCGTTCAAAGGGAGATTTATCTCTCCAGCCTGCTAAATCAAAACTATTTTTATAAATTTGAAAGGGGATATCTCTGTCAAATGCAATTTTTAACACATCTGAGTTAATAATATAATCACTATCAATAACTAATGTTGTATCGTATGGGGTAATAGAATAAGCAGTATTTCTAGTAAGATTATTCCAATCAAGCACTTTAGAAAACATTGTGCCGTCAAAAAATGCTTTCCTGTTGTTAACTGTATTGCTAACTTCTATAATTTGATCAAAGTTATGATTTGGGTATTGTTTTAATAACCAGTCTTTACTATCTGTGGCAATGCTTACTGGAACATTTAAAAATGCGTTTATGCGTGATGCTGCAAAATTGGCTAATTTAACGTAATCAATTTCTTGATTATTATGCGCAAAAATTAAGGCGCCATTGCTCATAAACTAACAATGTCCTCAACTTTTCGTTTCTTTTTAATTTCTGCAAACTTAGCAGCGTACTCATTAACTGACTGAAAATAAATTTCTACAATAATATCGTAGAAACCCTGCACATCGTGTATTAACACAGGGAAATTATTTTGATCAATAAATTGAACATCTGTGTTATGTCCAATATCTAAGATTGCTTTTGTAAATGTAATAAGCTCAGGCGATATTTTGAAGGTTCCGCCGTTGGCGTAATAAATTAACTGTTGGTTAAATTCTTCTAAAATAATTCTGCGTTGATTAGATAATGTTGCCATGTAATTAGCAACAGCAAACGCTTTTTCAGTTCTTTCGTCCATAAAGACACTCCAAGTAGCATATTATGATATACTACTTTAATTAGCGTGTCAAGTGTTATGGTTTAACCAATAGTGGTTGTTGTTGCAGGTGGCGTTGAAACAGAAACGTTTGAACCAGATGAACGATAAACTTGGACAAAACTGTTTAGTGTTCCGTCGACGTTTTCGTCAATGCCCCAATAGCCGTGACCGGATGTTGTAGAATCATCACGCCATTGGATTGTAAACACTAACTGATTTGCAGCTGGTTTACGTGCAAGAATTTGGTAAACGTTTGGGTAATACGTTGTACCATCTACTGCCTTAATAAAGATAATTGTGTCCGAACTTGGAAGATTTGAATAACCATAAGACGAGTTAGTAATTCCGCCTCCGCCTACGTTAGTTGACGATGTTGCAGCATATCCAAAATAAATTGTTTGCATGCCGTTTAACAACGTTCTCCAAGAATCCGTTTTACCACCGTTGCTAGTTCCGCCTACTAGGCTAGAACTAAATTCAATTCTACTTCCAGAATTAAAGTAATAACGTGCAGCGTTTGCATCACTAAATGTCACAGTTACAACTTGTTGGATGTCGCCGTTCCATTGAGTAGAACGAACTTGAGCCGATACTAAGTCTTCTCTAGTTGCTTGGTTAACTGGAGAACTTGGAGGGATTGCAAGTCTGTAAGTAGTAGCGTCATCTGCCATTTGGTTGTACGCTGCTCTATCTGCTTCAGTGATTTTAGTGCTAGTGTTTGGAATCGTTAACTGACTAGACAAATCTGTACCAGTTTGGTGCTGACGAGCACGCAAAATATCTGTACGTAAATTTGCCCATTGTGTAACAGTAATCTTACCGCTTGCACCAACAGACGAACTTAAAACTGTTTGCCCGTATCCATAGTCGCCTGAACCGGATCCTAATACTAGAGCAATCTTTGCTTGTATTGAGTTGTAATCTGTTGCTAAAATTGAAGTACCTTGACCCGACATTTGTTATCCTTTAAATTGCAGAATTATTTATTTTTATAAAATTAAACATTCAACTAGTTTGACACCAGCATCATTGTTTGATTCTAATGCAATAGCAAATGTATCAGCATTGTTGCTATATGCTGCTTGTGCAGTACCATTTTGTCCTGCTACCATACGCTGGCCTTTAATTACAGGGCCAGTAACTTTAACAGGTACACGACCTTTTAGAGCAATGTATGTGCCGCCTTCTAACTCACTATTCATCATAATAGCAGGTTTTCCACTAACTGGGCCAATTGCACGTAATCCAACTTGACAAGCTGTAACTTCTTTTTCGCCACCAACCATTAATACTGTGCCAACTTCGTATTCTGCATCTGCTAGATATTTTTCTGCAACGTCAGCATAGTTTGCTGCTGTAGCTGTACCAACAAAGAATGTACCTTTGATAGCACCCGCTGTAATGTTTGTTCCGCTAATTGTTTCGTCTACGCTTGTTCTAGCAACAATAGTACCAACACTAGATGCAGAGCTTGCTGTTGCAAATCCTGCGCCAACTGCTAAAGAACCTGCTTGAGTAGCAGTACCTTCAAATGTTGATGCATATACTGTTGAAAAACGTAGTGCGTTAGAACCGATGTTTGATGTTAAATCTGTACCAGGTAAAATATCACTAGCAACTAATTGCATAGGTGTCTTTGTTTGACCTAGACTTGTTGTTTGGAAAACGATTGTATCGTTTAATGTGTTTTGGATTGTAGGAGTTGTGTTAGCACTATTAAATACACGCAACTTAGGTGTTGCACCAACAGTGAAACCAACGTCATTAAATTGAACTAAAGAACTGAAATTAGCTGTACCAGAACGAACGTAACTAGCAGCATCATAACCGCCTAAGCGATCTGAGTTAGTTGCAGTTCCGTGGAATCTGTGACTTGTTGTTGTTTGACCAGGATAGTTTAAATCATCGTTAGAATAAACTAATGTAACACCTTGATATAACTTTGTAAAACCAGTTAATGGAGGGTTTGTAGATCCTGTGTCAATGGTAAAAGTTGCATCAGGATTAACAACAAAAACTGTCTGGCCGTTAACACGAGCTTCAATAATAGCATGAGCTGTTCCAGAACCTGCTTCACGAATAGAACGTGAAATCATCTGTGTAGTACCAGAACCAGCAACACCTTGTGGACCAACTAACGTAAAATCTGCGCCATTCCATGCATATAATTGCTTGTTAACTGTATCAAACCAGAAATCGCCAACTGTTAAGCCAACTGGTGCAGTAGAGCCTACTTCAGCACCGCCTGTTGTACGGAATTTTGTACCGTCGTAAAATTTTAGTTTACTGTTTGAAGAGTCGTACCAAATCTGGCCGCTTAATGGTTTTGACGGAGGATTTGGGTTTGAGAAATTTTCCAACATGTATAGAAAATTTTCGTTTTGAATCTCACCGTATCCTGCGTAATTTTTACCAATTAGCTTAATATCCGTAGTTGTGTCGATTGTACCGTCAGCAACTGTGGTTAAAACTGCTCCGTTAAATCTGTTAATGGTATATGGCATTTCTGTTATTCCTTAGTCCTAGTATTTATGCTATTTTGGCTAGTACTTGTCGCTCCGTTATAGGTCATATTGCCACGACCAAGCACCACCAGTAAGGATGAATTGCTTGCCCACAGCCGTATCAATACACCAAACTCTGCAAACTGCGCCGTCTTGATGCTCACCTACTGGGTATATTTTGTTTAAAACAATACTAACGATTTGTGAATTGTTCCAAGAACCTACATTAATCGAAACTGCAAGAGGTGCAGTTTGTGCAATCAAGTTCACTGTTTGTAAATTAACAGCGTCTGTATTTGATGTAGGATCCGCTAAATTCGTGATTTTTTTGTTACTTACGCTAACTGATCCGGACCCTTTTGGTGTTAAAACAACATCGCCGTTACCTAAACTAGGGTTAACATAGCTAATTACATTGTTGTTAAAGCCTAAATAGCTAACTTGTAAACTATTTAAAGTACCAATGCTGTTTAAGCCAGGTGCGCTAGTAACCGTTGTTCCTAACTGTGTTTGGCTTAAAACATCAAAGTTGTTGATCTTGTAAGTATTTCCAGATGCAAGGTTAACGTTTTCGCTTGAATTCCAAGCAGTTTCTGTTGCACTCCAAGTAAACGTTTTATCTGTATCGCCAAATAGTCTAATGCCACCACCTTCTGCGGTTACATCAGTAGGAGTATCAGTTGCACCTAAATCAATAAGAGAATCTTTTACTTCTAAATTAGTAGTATTAACTGTAGTAACATTACCTAAAACTGTTAAGCTACCTTGAATATTAACATCGCCTGCAACATCTAACATTGCTTGGGGATCTGTGGTATAAACACCAACACGTTCATTTTGCGAATCTAAAAATAACGCTGTTAACAATCCGTCTTGATTAATTAAGTCAAACTTAACGTTTTGATTAGCAATATTTGAAACAAACTTTAATGAGTTGTCTTCAACGTTTATCTGAATATCTTGGTTTAAACCTAACACTAGCGGAGTAGAATTAAAGATTGCAATAGAACCAACTGTAGAAGAATTATCAGTAGTTGATAGAAACGAATCTGCGGTCTTTAAACTGTTATCTGCTGCTAGCAAAGTATCTGCTTGTGTTACCGGAACATTAAATTTAAATCCAGAAGTGTTACCAGCAGTAAACCCGATATTAACTGTTCCCGAAAAATTAGGTATTAAACTATTGTCAGCAGGAACAAACTGATCTCTACTAAACACACCAACAGGAGTACCTGCAATGTAAAGCAATAACACCGTGTGGCTAATTTGATTTGTATCAATAATATCAACAACTTGTATACCGCTAACGCCCTGTGCTTTAGTATATGCAGGACCGGCTAATAATGTAGTAGTGCCATCATTAAAATATAGCTGCTGGCGTGTGCTATCAATCCAGATATCCCCTTGTGATATTGTTCCAGGTATTTCTGAAGCAACAATAGTACCGCCACTTACTTTCCAACCGTTACCGTCGTATACTTTTAGTCTAGCTTCTGCTGTATCATACCATAATTGTCCAACAATAGGGTAATTAGGCTTTGACGTATTTGCAAAGTTTTCTAATAATTTAACAAAGTTTTCATTTAAAAACTCTCCGTAAGAACTAGAGTTTTTACCAATCAATGTTAAATCAGTTGCTGTTTGATTAATGGTTCCGTCATTAACTTCAGTTAGTACAGAACCATCTGTTTTGTTTATAATATATGAACTCATTCTAATACACCAGTAAAAATAATATAGTTAATTGTCTGATATGGGTTCATAACATTAACTGGTTGACCTGTTTGGCTAGATATAACTCCGCCAGTATTAGGAACAGATAAACCAGAACTCGATGATTGTGGTCCCGGAGGGCTAACACCGTTAGGATCAGACGTTAAACCTGG